TGATGTTAAGGTCATTTGAGAGCGAGCTGCTCTGAATGGTCTGACTGGTGTCAAGTATATTGATCGAATGAATTTACAATCTTCGATGGGTTTTCCTTGGAACGCCCCAAAAAACAATTACTTGATTCACCATGGACAGGTGGAGCAATGGGAGGATCTGGTAGATTTCACACCAGAAATTCACGCCCGAGTCGATGTGATGCATGAGAAGTATCGCAGAGGCGAGAGGTGCATGGCAATTTTCCGTGCACATCAGAAGGATGAGGTGATTTCCCTTGCTAAGCTGGAAGCGCAGAAGACGCGCTTGTTTTCCGCGGGCAATTGTCCGCTGGGTTTGTTGATGCGCCAGTACTTTTTGGGACTGGTGCGTTGCATCCAAAAGAACAAGTTCGTTTTTGAGGCAGCCCCCGGCACAAACGCAACCTCTCTTGAGTGGTGTCAGTTTTATCACTGGCTCACTAAGTTTGGTACAAAACGTTTGATTGCTGGAGACTATTCCAAATTTGACAAGAAGATGTCTCCTGCCATGATGTTAGCTGCTTTCAGTGTCCTTGAAAAGATATTGCGAGCAGCTGGATATACGGAGGAGCAGATGCTTACAGTCATGACCATGAAGTGGGACATTGTGTTCGCACTGACTGATTTTGATGGGGATCTTGTTGAGTTTTGGGGATCAAATCCTTCGGGACACATCCTTACCGTCATTATTAACTGTATTGCTAACAGTTTGTATGTGCGGTATGCGTGGCGGCAAAGTGATCACGAGCTTACTAAGTTTCGTGACTACTGCGCACTCATCACTTATGGTGATGATAATGCCATGGGTGTGAGCCCGTTGGTGGAAAACTTTGATCATGGCGTGATTCAGAGAGAATTAGCCAAGATTGGAGTGGTGTACACCATGCCTGACAAAGAATCAGAAAGCATCCCGTTTGTGGATATCCAGGATATTACGTTTTTGAAACGCGCCTGGGTGTATAATGCCGATGTTGGTTCTTTTGTCGCTCGTTTGGAACATGATTCCATCGAGAAGGGGCTTTTGTACCACCTTCCTTCAGACACCGTGTGCAACGAGAAGTTGGCGGTGGATTCCTTGGATGGTGCTTTGCGTGAGTACTTCTATTATGGCCGTTCGCGTTTTGAGGAACGGAAGGCTGTATTTGAGAAGGTCATTGAGCAGTGTGAATTGACACCCTACTTCGGTGGGTTTCAATCGTATGATGCTCTAGTACAGCGTTACCTCGAGAGTAGTAAGGACTACAGCGAGGATGGACGTTGCCAGCAGTGCGCAGCTTAGGTGCGCACACTATGGG